ATCTGAAACTCTATTGAGAGTAACATTAGCCACCGCTAATTTACCTGAGAAGGGTTGATTGCCTGATTCAAAATATATATTCTGAGCCATACAAAATCTTTCACCGTTCGCGTCTGAGGCTCGAACCGCATTTGTTACTGCTAAGCCGGCTAGCACAAATACTATTATCATTGCTGCGGCTAAAATTTTATCGAATGTTTTCATAATATTACCATTTTTCCCTAACTATTGCGTTAGGATTCTTGTAGTTGAAAGGCTTACTTATTGATAGCATCGGAGGTCTTTTGCCTTTACCAACCCATATAAAATGACTTGATGCCATTATAGGTGTAGGGTTAGTATACCAATGTAGAATTTCCCTTTCGTGTCCTAATGTTCCATTTTCACAATAATCTTCTATTTCTTTTTCTGTAGATGCTGCAAGATATTCTCTTATTCCATTAATATCTTTACATGAAGCATAGATGTATGTACTACTCATATATTTTTCCTAAATACAAATTCTATTGCTCTTTCTGCTTCTACTACTAGTGGTCTTTTTAAATACCAGTTTCCAGTCTCTGAATCTAAATCTCTTATTAGATATTCTATTTCTGTTGCGGTAATAGGATAACCTTTAGTTATAGCATTGCCGGCGATCGAAACCATTAATTGGTATATTGAGTAATACCAACCTTGTGTTAAACTTTTATATTCTTGTACTTTCTTTTTATTGACGAACGGACAATCTGCATATCCAGTCCATGATATGTCTGTGTTATTTAACTGAGATTTACGATGTTCCATTAATCCTTTTTTAATGGATTCTGGAAGGCGATCGTAAAATCCTGCAGCTGGTAGGACGTATTTGTGCTGTACCATGACTGCATCTGGGTCCATAACGTCTCCATCGTGCGTGAAGATGAAGTTGAAACTATTTCTGTATTGAGACGGAATGTAATACATTCTTGAAAGGTCTTTTGTTTGGGCATCTGCGATACCTCCTATTTCTTTATTAAGTGCAAACCAAAAATGCTTAATATTATCTTTTTCTACCCATTTGGTCAAGGGGAATACTAATCTAAATTTAGGGTGTTCTATAGTAGAACTAGCTGTTGAATAACAAATGTATTTATATTTCTCGTATTTGCTTTCTATTGTTTTTATATCACCAGTAAAATCATCAACATCAACAATACCAAACCCTCCCCATGATACGACATTATCATTAGCACGTGTCGTATTTTCAAGGTAAGTTGCTGGACTGATAAGTGGAGCTTCTTTTTTAGTAGCATACTTTTCTCCTTTAGCTAGGCGATATAGAACCTCTGAAAACTCTTCGAATGAATCATAGTCCATTCTCTTTATAGTTTTGTTATCGTAAACGTTATCAAATATTGTTAGTGAGATTCCCATGGTTTCCATCGTGTGAAGGATTAATCCATCCTTTTGGTTTACTTAAATCTGGAAGTCCTAGTGGGTTAGGTCTTTCTTTCTTAACTCCTACTTCCTTTGCCATATTGGCTTCGTGTACTGCGTTCCATGCTTTTTCAATATCAACATCGAAAGCTAGTAATGTACCTATTGCAATAACACATATATCAATGTGTCCGTCAATTAATTCTTCTGCATCTGCAATTTTGAAGGCACCTATTGTTTCTTGATATTCTTCTGTTAAGAAGTCCATTCTGAATCGTAAAAATTCTAATAGTTTATCTTTATTAGCAGGATCTAGTACCCATTCGCGGACACCAAACTTGTCTTGCATGTCGGATATATCTTTTACCCAGTTTGAGCTCATGACAGTATTCTTTTTGGAGCGGTGACTATACCACTTCTTGCAGTTGTAAATTGAGCTACTAAATCTTCGACGGGTTCAACCATAAACATAATATCTTTATCTCTTAATGTTAATCCATTCTTTGCTTTAGTGTAGGGCATAAAAGGCATGATGCCTATTTTTCCTTCACCGGCTGGAATTAGAACAATAGCATCCTTTATTAGAGTATCTTTTGTATTTTCAACGGGTGAAATTTCGGCTATTATTTCTTCACCGGAAACTAATCTTATAAGTTTTATTTCTTTCATTTGTTTTTTCTCGTAGTTATATTATACCACATTTCTTTGTTAATGTAAACCTTTATTTTAACCAAAGAATTCCTCAAGTGTGGATCTTTCTTTTGAGGACCAGCCTATAGCCTCGAGAATCGGTTCAAGAGGATCTAGGAAAGCTTTTTGAAATTGTAATTCATAATCAATATATTTGTCTAAGCCGAATTCCTTTGGTAGATAATTCGGGAATGATATTACATTTTGTTTAATTGGATTGGGGAGTTTTAAATAGGCGAACTTGATTTTATCACCATTACCTATTTTCTCGTGTCGTTTTTGAAGCGAAAGATCTTGTAATAGTTTATTATACAGTAGTCCTCCGCGTGCGTGTATAGGCGTGCCTTTACGAAATATTAAATTAGGATCATGGAAATCTGTAATCTTAGTAATGCCTCGAGGAAAGGCGATGTCTGGCGCCTCTAGAGTTTTAAAATATTCTTTGAATTGATCGATTGCTTTTTGTACATCACCTTCATTACCGGCTATGATTACCTTAAAGATATTTTTAAGTGCATCGCGACAAGGTTCTGGAGTTGATGATTTTATAGCCTCAATGCCCATAATTTTAAGTTTAGGAGCGGCATATCTAACTCCTTCATTATCATATACGTTAAGTATATAACGCTTCTTAGCGGTCCATATGCCTCGATCTGCTATAACCTCACGACTCATGACCATCTTATTGACGGTGCCACCCATAACATCGAATAGATCGAGATAGGCTTTTTCAAGATATGTTTCTAGTTCCTTACAGGCTTTATCAAGAAAGTCTATTGTATTTTTAGGTTTTAGTTTTACTACCAGTGGGTCTAGATTAACATAAAGAGAATCTGTGTCCATGGCAATAACATAATCTAGGTCTTTTGTCCTGAGTATTTTATTGATTGCTTTGTTTAAGGCTACTTCACCCCATCTAATAGTTAATTGGCCTGTGAGAGTGATTGCTTCGGCAATACGTTGATCGAAATACCTGAAGTATTGATTACCCATTGCACCATAAAGGGAATTAAGTAATAGCTTAATAGACATTTGTTCGTTTTCGAATCTAGCAATTTGTGATTCTAGTCGATATATTGTTTGTTTATCTTCTGGCTCTACTAACTCTAATTTAGATTTAGATACGAGCATTGCCTGTTTCAGCTTAACACGATCGTTGTACATATTAGATACAAGTCTAGGGAATATACCCGGCTTGTTTAAATTAAAATATTGACCTGAAGCTGCTACTGATTTGTTTTTATTGTTTACTATACTAGGATTATTTAATATAGAATCTACATTAAGAGAATCCATTTCACCTTCGGCAATTGTTTCCGGTGACATATTATACTGCATAATGATTGATGGATATAGTGAGTTTAGATCGAAGCTTACTACGTGCTTGTGCATTCCTATAATAGGATCCTTAACGTATCCACCCGGATAGGCTGTCTTCATTTTTCTTTCGGCAAAAGGAATAGCTATTTGATTTGCATGTAGATCGCGATAAATGATAGAGTCCCATATGGCGGTTGTGCCTAGAGTATCTTCATAGTTAACGCCACCGCGGTAAGCCATGGTTAATACAAGAGTAATAAGACCTAGCTTTTCTTCCATGCGATCGACTAGTTCTACATCCTTGATATTATAGTCTATGAATTTTTGATAGTCGTTTTTGTATAAACTAAATAGATCACCATGTTCTTCGTAGGAAAGCTTGCGTTCACCGAGAACTACGTAGGAAATATGATTCAGCGAGTATGATTCTTGTGGACCATATTGATACGAGAATTTTTTAAATATTTCTAGGTAATCTAGATGTTCGATGCCACCTAGAGTATAGGCTTGTCTTGAGTTTGTATTTGCTTTTCGATCGATGTCGATCATTCCCCATGGTGAGAGTTTCTTTTCTTCTCCCGGCATTAGCTTATTAATTCTATTAACGAGATAAGGAATATCGAAGTATCTTGAATTCCAGCCAGTAATAATATCTGGTGTATTCGAAGGAGTAGACCAGTGATCGACAAATGACGAAAGTAAATGTGCTTCATTGTCGCATTTATAATAGACGACGCGAGTGGTTTTCATTAGGGAATCTTCGACTTTATAATCGTTGCATCCCCAGGTATGATAGGTATTGTCTATGTTATTTTTAACTGTTATTGCTGTGACTTCCTTGGCTGCATCCACAGGCTCAGGGAACCCATCGTCCGAGGCGACTTCAATATCGATTGAAGTTATATTAACCAGATCGCGGTTAAATTCTATATTGCCTGGGAATTGTTCGTTGATATAGGAAAAGGCGTGTCTTAGGTTTCCGTAGATTTCACGTCCGTGGACCTTAGAGTTTTCGTCTACCCACTCCTTGCAATCACGCATAGAATCGAAATTAACCGGAGCTACTTTCTTTCCGTCAAGTGATGACCATTTTCCTTTAGGGGAAGTTACGTATATGGTCGGTTTGTATTTTATTTTTCGTGATACTTTCTTACCGTTTTCAATTCCACGATAGAGAAGCATATTGCCGTAACGGCTGAGATTAGTGTAAAAATTCATAATATAGTATCTATTATACCACAGTTTTGGTTAAATGTAAACCTTTATTTTCATTAAAGGGTAGTGGGACAGAATTAACCATCCCACATCCTAATATATTAAGATCCTATTTTGATCTTTTGAGGACGCTTTTCTTCTGGAATGTCTACTCGTAGATTAACTACAAGAATACCATCCACTAGATCAGCACCATCAGTCACAACATACTCTGCAAGCCTAAAGCTTTTAGAGAATTTGCGAGATGATATACCTTTGTAAGCATATTCGCGTTCGTCTTCAGGTCTAACACCACTAATAGATAGTGTACCATCCTTTAATTCTACCTCAATATCGTCTTTGGTAAATCCGGCAACTGCCATTTCTATATTGAAATGTTCGTCGTCGATTTTAACTACGTTATGAGGTGGATAGTTGTCTTGACCTGGAGTAATAGCTGTAAGTCTTTCGAGATCGTTGAATAACGATTCGAATCCTACAAACATTGAACGTGGATACGTTAAACTTAGATTATTTCTAGTCATCATCTTTCCTCCTGTTTAGCAAGGTTAATGGAGACCCGCCCATTGCAGCATCTCTCATATTATATTTATACAAGTTCTAGGATTCTTTTGGAATACTATTGCCTATATTATATTTAGGACATAGTTCCCACAACTTCTTGTCTTTAAAAGGTATCACCTTAATCTGACGTAGTGGTGCTATAATCTCTATCAATTTGGGTTCTACAATCGTAAGTAGTCCCCAATCGGCCAACAAGGTAGTAATTGTATTTCTACGATGAAGGTCGTTTTCTACTAGATTAGATGGTTTCCCATCTAATAAAAATAGTTCTTTAAAATGTACGATAAAATAACGTCCCTGTTTATGTAAGATGTGACATGATTGGAATAGCTTATTATCTTTTCTAGATGCTACTCCGATTCGAGTTAGTGTTTCTCTTACTTTGAGGAAATCGTCTGGCTCGTTGAGTGTGATTTCCAGCATGTCTGCCGGTACCCAACTGCTAATTGGTTTTTGTTCTTCCACCTTTATAAATCCTTTCTTTCAAATTTTCAATTTGTTTATTATTAAATAATGATAAAACGGACTTAGCCTTTTCATTGCTATATCCATAATATTCTTTTAGAACTTCTAAGTTCTCAACTTCACTAGGCTTTAACCAAGGGGAGAACCTTTTTCGTTTCTTAATTATATTTATAAAAAAATCAAATTGAAGACGACTATCTAAGTGAGCATTAAGATTCATTTCGTTAGCATACAAGATAGTGTCTGGATAATATGAGAATGCACGGTTAATTATAAAGGGGTTATATTCCTTTTCTATTAGCTCGTCGACCATTATATCCTTTTTGGTATAACTAATCGCTTTTACAAATTCGAATGGGTTCATGGAAACTTGACTCATAATTATCTTTAATTCTATTTACATCCCTATCCGTTTGCACGGTATGGGAATTCACTTGTCGTCCGTTATGATAAACGAACAATCTTTTTGGTCCTAGGCTTCCGCCTTCTAGAAAAGTATCAAATACATGTATTTCGCTAGCCATTAAATTCTACTCCTGACATGATTTCTGTTAAACACGCAACTAAATTTAATTCATGATCTGCTACGAAACTATTCTTATACTGATATTCTCCTAGCAGTAATACTAATTGTGGTCTAGATCTAGGGGCAACATGGTCTTCCATGCTATCATATAGTTTTCTAAATATGGCTGTGGGTTCAGAATCTAAATTATTAACAACCCACTTTCTCATTTTACTGAAATCTTTAACTCTAAGGTGTTGAATAAGTTCAGCAAAGGTACTTGAATCTAAACTAACTAATATACTATTATCTATACTTCCACTCGTCCCATATTGCTGAAGTTGATTTAAAATTCTTCGCCAGTCTGGTTGATGCTTTAGTAAAACCTCGGATATCACCTCGTTGCTGTATGATACTCCTTCGTTAGTCAGTATATACTGCACTCTTTCCATAAATTTAGCTAGGAGGGGTGGCATTTGTTTTTTAGGGATATTAAATTCTATTACAGAACATCTAGAGTGTAGTGGTTCTATGATACGATTCTTATAATTACAGGTAAATATAAACCGACAATTAGCTGAAAATTCTTCGATAAAGCCTCGTAAGGCAGGTTGGGTTGATTGTGGATTTAGGTAGTCGGCCTCGTCGAGAATAACTACCTTATAACCACCTTGGAGAGATACAGACGAGGCAAATTGCTTTATCTTCGTCCTTAGTGTATCTATTCCAGATTCTTCTGATCCGTTAATTAATAAGTAATCTAAATTGAGCTCATTACAAAGTGCCTTAGCAACGGTTGTTTTACCTATACCCGGCGTTCCGGTAAAAAGCATATTGTGTAGTTCACCTCCGCTAACAATTTGCTTCAAAGTTAATTCAATATTTTCGGGTAAAACACAATCCTGTATCCGTTGGGGTCGATACTTTTCGGTCCATAGAAATTCTTTACTCACCAAGAACCTCCCAACCAACAACCGTATCGGCTCGGAAACTTCTCCAGGCATCTTTGTCTAAAGACCATGCAGGTATATGTTCCGATTCCGGTTTAATTGTGTTAATTGAAGGGGTGACACCATTAGCTTCTAGTACTAATGGATTTAGTGTACATGGCATAACTCTAATTTCTTCTGAGTTTACCTTTTGAAAGGTCACAGTAACTGTGCCTTTTTTAAGAGCTTTGATTAGCTCTTGCTTCTCATTCTTGTCCATAATATAACCTATAATAAAAGTAGGTGGGGAGCTACCCCACCATTAAGCTTAAGAGTCTGAGTCGTCGGCGCCATTCACAGATGCTTCTTCAACTTCTGTTTCAGGTACTGCACCGTCAGGCGCTGGTTCATTAGCGGCTTTATTAGCTTCTAAAAACGTGACTAATCTCGTTCTAAGTGCACCAACTGCTTCTAATTCCTGGCCTTCAAAACCACCACGTCTAGAACAGATGTCTATAATCTGTACCGATGTTGCGATATCTTGAAGTGAAAGTTGAGGCTGCGCTTGCTCTTGAGTTTCTACTGCTTCGTTCATAATTTTCTCCTATGCATAGTAGACTATTAAATATAAGACCCATCGAAATGGCATCTTACCTAATATCCTCATAATTAAATGAGAATTCCTTACATGTATATTTATACATGAAATTCGCTTCCTTTTTCTAATGCGATAAAATAATTTACCGGTACTGAAGAGTTAGTCCAATGTGATATCAATTTAGATGATATGTTCACATAGTAATCTCCTGGAAGTAATTTTAAATTTGTTATGTTGACAATAAAAGTAAACGTATTTTTACAATCATTATTGTCGTCTAGTAATAGTTCGAATGTATTTGCTGTTGCACTATTATCATCAAGCACTTTAGCTTTAATAATACCTTCCGAACCGGAAAGAGCAAGTTCATTATGACCTAAAACTGCGGCTGCTTTTCTAATCTGATTTAAAGAAGCTTCTGTTATATTTACAGAAAGTTCAGGATCAGGCATATTTACATCTTTAGTAGGGGTTGTGAGAATTTCTTTTTCAGAGAAATAATACTTGACCGATCCTACTGAGGGATCTGTTTCAGATTTTATTACTACGAATTTATCTCCAAAAGACAAGGTCGGATCTCCGACTAAATTCATGACGGATAAGAATTCGTTAAGATCGTAGATCCCAAACTCTTCCGCAAAGTCTTCTGTTATCTCGGCCGAGACTAAAATGTTTTTAGCTTCTGCGATAGTTTTTAGTTGTTGGCCTGGACTAATCACTATATTGGGATTAATCGATGCGAAGTTTTTTAAGACTTCAATTGTATGTTTGGATAGTTTCATCCTCGTCACCTCTTTCTTGATCATGTACATTTAGTGCCATAATAGCATAATGTAATACTTTTAATATATCGGCTCGATTGTAGCCATTTTTTTTGCCATATCTTTGAGCGTATTTAAGAATGTTTCCGATACAGAAACCTTCGCCGTGGCCGCCATCCATAATAAACTCCGTGGCTTGGAATTTATTCTTAGAATAATGTTCATAGTAGGTACTATCAATATAAGATCGGAGCTCATCAATGAGAGCTCCCTCGTTAAATTTGTAATTTGGCCTTTTAAACTTTTTATCATTCATAGGTACTATTATACCACACTTTGAGGTGAAAGTAAACCTTTATATTTTGTCATTATATTCTTCGTCAGCTCTTTCTTCAGGATCTACTTCTTCAATAACTGGTTCTTCGAAGCTAACTCCGGCATCAACTTTTGTATAAAGATCTAGAAAAGCTTCTTTAGTATCATCATCAAATCTGGCGATACAAAGATCAATAGCTTTCATTCTATTTTTAAAGATAGAGAAAGTTTGAACTATGTGGCAAAGTCTACGTGTTGAAATAACTTCATCAACTCCATCATCATAGAATGTTTTTCTTATGATGTCTCCCCAGGCTACTAAGTTCTCAGTAAAGCTTAAGTGTTCATCTTCTCTGTAATCCATACCAAATTTTTCAAAGTGGTTATTAAGAATTTTCTTCTCAATTGCAGGTGAAGCAAATTTTTGGTCCACTGAGATTGTAAATCTTTCTAGGAAAGCTTCGTCAATAATTGAAGCGGCAGTAAATCTTCCATCTTCGGAACCTTTACCTTTAGTATTGGCCGTGGCTAGTACATTAAATCCTTTAGCAGGTTTAACAATTTCACCAGTCTTTTTAACAAGTACTGGTTTTCCTTCTAAGATACCTTGAAGACACATAATTTTATTTGTGGCTCTATCGATTTCGTCGAGAAGAAGGATTGCTCCATTCTCCATTGCTTTTAACACTGGTCCTTTGGCGAATACTGTTTCACCGTTGATTAATCTGAATCCACCGATCAAATCGTCTTCATCAGTTTCAGGGTTAATTTGCACTCGTATTATTTCACGGCCGGCTTTAGCAGATGCTTGTTCGACCATAAAGGTTTTACCATTTCCAGATAGACCAGAAATATATACTGGGTAAAACATTTCAGATTTAATGACTTTAAGAATGTCGGCGTAAGCTCCCCATGGTACAAACGTTTCATCCGTCTGTGCGAGGTTTCTTTCTTGATTCACAATTGATTGTGTACCTTGACTAACAGTTGATAGACCATTTAATGGTACTACAACGTCTTTTCTTAAAGGCTCTATATAAGAGGCAAAGTTATAAAGTCCGATTCGAACTCTATGTTCTTTTTGGACTAGTGGAACCCAATCTTTTCCTGTGTAACCAAATCCAGCTGCTACATCTAAGATGGCTGCTTTTTTGAATTCAGTAGAATCAGGGTATCTTGTGGCTAATTCCTTCAAGATTATCTGGGTTGAGGTTTTTAAGTTTTCAAATTTTATCATAATATATTTCTCCTTATCAAATTTAACTTATACTACTATTATACCACACTCCTCAGTGTTTGTAAACAGTTATTTTCACTTTTTTCATAATTAATTTCGTTCATGCTATTGCTCTTCCGAAGTTAGTTAATAAAATCTTATTTTTCTTTTTGCTTGATGCGGCCCTTTTAAATGCTGTTCTTATTTTAGCATTTGATTCACCTTCTCTTGGGTCAAAGTCTTCACCTGTAGCTTCTAGAGTTTTTCCACCTTTTACGAGGTAAAACTCATTATATCCTAGAACATCTTGTCTAGTGATACACTTGTTCTTTCTAAATTCTCTA